GCGGTATGTGCTCACGAGAAGTATGACCGAGGCGATTACGAGGCAATCATGTCATCAACTAAACCTGCGGGCGGTGGTGGCACTTCAGCTAAATGTATTCCTAAGTATATCGAGGCTAACAAGTTAAACCCTGAATGTGTAATCGTGCTGACTGACGGCTATATAGATGGGTGGGGCGATTGGAAGCACCCTGTGTTTTGGGGTATCACAACTAATCAAGTAGCACCATGCGGAGTATCAGTCCATGTTAAGGGAGATGAGTGATGGAGAACGACTATTGCATTTTGAGGGTGATGGATAAGTATCTCTTTGCTAGGGCGAAAGATGTAAAAAAGAAGTATCGCCTAGTAGAGGGGCTTTCAAAAGAAGTAGCAGAAGTCATGGTCAAAATATTTTAGGAGGTGCCTATGTGGGATAACTTAGGAGAAGATGTGTATACAGGACAACAGATGTGGAGACGAAGCGAACATATCATTCACATGAAGTCTAAAGGTAGGTGGCAAGTGCTTAAGTTTATTCCGATGAGCACCGACAAATACAAAGTCTTTAGGGATAACCTAACTGCACGACAAGCACAAGCAATCATAAAACTATTGGAGGAATGATGGACATAACACAAGACGAACTGCGATTTATATATCAGATGGGTAAGGAAGCTGGTAGGCAAGAAGTTATTAGTGGTGCTGATAAATATGAGGCAGAACTATTTGAACAACTGCGGTATGAGAATAGAAACTTCATTGACTTTATTCACTTTGTAAAGATGCACTACCCCGAAGCCGTCGTTGAATGGGATGCGGTTAATAAAGTAAAGGAGTCGTGATGGCGATAAGCAGACGAGATTTAATGAAAGAGTTAATGCCCGGACTTAACGCTATCTTTGATGAGGTATATACCCAACACCTATCTAACTACAACCGAATCGAGATGCCAAGACAGGGTAGGTATCAAGTATGGCAAGGCACGAAGATGGTAGCAGACCGAATTAAACATAGACGAGAAGCATTAGCAGTAATGAAATTACTTAAGGAGAACCAAGATGGCACAAGCTAGAGGATTTGAAACGCTAATGTTAAAGACAGAAGCTAAGAAGAAGTTTGTAAAGACTAAGAAGTTATTAGAGAAAGAGATGGGATTTGAATTGACCCATTCGCAAGCTATGGAGATGTTGTGTAACAAGTTACTACCGAGTAGTAAGTGAGGAGATTGATATGGGTAGAATTAGCGATGCGATTGCCGATGTTGAGGAACAACTTGAGGCAGAGATAGAGGAACTTGAGAAGTCATTAGGCATAAGTAATGAAACAATAGAAAACTTGCAAGATGAAGTAAAAGACCTTTCAGATGAAATAAAAAGCCTAGAGGAATACATAGAATGGGCAGAGTCGTTTTACCCTGAGATGGCTAACCAATACGGGGCAATAAATAAAGTAAGGGGGTAATGTGATACGCAAACAATGGTGGCAAAAGAAAGCAATAGAAGGTAGTCATCAATGGTGTGTGATTAGGGTAACAGAGTTTAAAGTAAATAGAACTGATATGTGGGCGGGAATTACAAAAGAGATTTACAAACCCTGCCATATAACTAATCTACCTAGAGGTTCACACTTACTCAACAAGAATTTAACGCAACACGAAGCACAAGGATTGTGCAAACTTTTAAACCAAGGAGAATTAAAATGATTGGAAGCAACGCTATGTTAATCGACCTCAACATCTCTGTATGGACAGGTCGCAAGATGGACAAAAAAGTATCTGAAGAAATCGACGCAACTAAGAGCACTAAGGCTCGTGCAGGTAACTACCACAAGAAGTTATTAGCAGGGTCAGACAAGCTAGAGAAAGTGCAAAAGATTGTAACTGCGGTGCGGTCATGGAACTATCAACAGACTTTGCCTTGGTCAGATGGTGGCTCACGCTTACTGCCTATGAAGAACTTTTTTAATTACAAAGAAACTCTAAACAACTTTGAGAATCAATTTAACCAAGCTGTCGATGAGTTTATAGCGGAGTATCCACAACTGGTTTCAGGTTCAGCGTTCACGCTTGGCGAATTATTTGACCGAGGCGAATACCCAACGGCAGATTCCCTTAAAGAAAAATTCCGCTTTAAGTTTGTGTTTAGCCCTGTGCCTGATGCAGGTGATTTCCGTATCCAAGTAGAAGATGAAGCCAAGGCGGAGTTAGAGCAACAATACAAGTCTTACTACGAGCAGAAGTTAGCTGATGCTATGGCAGATGCGTGGACTCGGTTACATGAAACGCTGACCCATATTAGTGAGAGGCTTGACTACACCGATGAGAACAAGAAGAAGTTTTGGGATTCCACAATCACCAACGCAACTGAACTGTGCACTTTGCTAACAAGCCTCAACATAACTGATGACCCTAAGATGGAGCAAGCAAGACAGAAACTCGAGAAGGCATTGAGTGGGGTGGATGCGTCAGATATTCGTGAGTCCGAGGCTATTCGTTCATCGGTCAAGTCTAAGGTTGATGATATTTTAAGTATGTTTTAAGGAGAACGAAATGGGATACCGAAGCGAAGTAGCGTTTTGTATTGAGTTTGTAAGAGACCCCGACGAGTTTATTGCCCTAATGAAAGTAGATGGGCGAGAGATATTCAAAGACTTCTTGCGGTTTATGTATGTGCAGAACTATGCGGAACCAATACTAGAGGAAGACGCACCTGTCGGGTGTGTGCATTTCTTTCACAACCATTGGAAGTGGTATGAGGATTCTCAAAGAGGTTTTACAGAACTACTACAACTAGCTGAGGACTTTGACGAGAACTTTAAAGCTAAGTTTGCGAGGACAGGTGAGGAGTCCGACGATACCGAAGAAGAATGGTTTAACGATGATGGGTATGAACTTGAGTATCCCTATGTAGTAAGAGCAGTAGAGACAGGGGTTGATTTAACAAAACTAAAGAAAGTAGAGGAAGAAGATGCTACAACTTAATGACATAGATAAAACTAAACTGAGTGCGCCTGTAATGGCTTTCCTAAATGCACTTGAACTTAAACACGCTAAAGTCCCTTACTACTTAGTAGTAAATGCGGTGCAAAGCACACACCGACCTGAGCATTGGCAGTTACGTTTCCACGATGCTCGTTTTGCTGATGATGAAACAGTAGACCTTGCAGGTGTAGTCGAGTGGACTTATGGTAACCGTAGTGAAAAGGAATATAAGGTTACATCACGCAAGGTTCAGAACGATAGGTATGGGCATTGGGGTAACGAACACTCATCACGCAGAACTAAAGATGTAAAGAAGGCAGTAAAGATTGCGATGGATGTGTTACAACCATTTGAATGGCATGAGATTAGTGCTAAGGGTAGACGCAATGCAGAGCAAAGTCATCAGGCTTGGTTAAACGAAGCTGGCACGGCAACTCACCCGTTTCACATGGGGTATGACGTTCTATACGAAGAAATAAAACATCTTGTAGAACAGGGTGTGGTATTCAAGACTGAGAAGTTTAAAAAAGCGGCAGCAGGTATTCCAGCGTATGAAGAATTCCAAGAACGTCGTTCCAAAAATGCTAGATTCCATACAGTCATTGAGCGTGGTGAGAAGGTTATCTATATCAAAGATGGTCATGCCCTAGAACCTGAAGAATTCTGTGCTATTGACCCACTGCCTGAAGCTACCAGAAACGCTATCGCTCTTCTCAAACTTGTTGGTAAAGAGAAGTTACTACCAGATGTTGGTTATCGACATGGGGAAAACACTTACTTTGTATATGTGTAGTTAGGGGTTGCTGTTAAAAACAAAAGTAGTTACAATAGATAGATACATAATAAAAACAAGGAAGAATCGTATGAGTTACGTTATTCGTGACGAAGATGGTGAGGTTATGCGGGTAGTAGGTAGGCAAGAAGAAGCTAAAAGCCTGATACAACAACGAGAGGGCTGGACTATGAAGTGCGTGCGTAAAGCCAAAGTTAAACCTACATACCAATTCGAGGAGGCGCCATTTTGAACAATGAACCAGTAGCGTGGATAGAAAAAGATGGAATGGTTAGGTTTGATGTTAAATGGGCTAGTCAAATGCAAGGCAAAGAGCCAATTCCACTCTACACCCATCCAGCAGACCTAACAAATGAGGAAATATACAAAATAGCTATGGAAGTGCAGACAGGGTTTTTTCCACAAGACGACACTTTGGCATTTGCTAGAGCAATACTAAGAAAGGCACAAGAGAAATGAACTTATACGACAGAGTTTGGGCTAGAGCAACTGCTTTATACGACAACATCAATGATTTAGACAATGAAACGCTTTTGATTTACATAAGCGAAGAATTGGAAAAGGTTTTAGAAGAGTTACTAAGAAAGGCACAAGAGAAATGAACGCAAATGAATTAGCTGATGCTTTGCAAGGAGGCTCACCATACGGGTTAGATGATGCAGCTAGGATGCTTCGCCAACAAGCAGACAGCATACTTGAATTGGATGTAAATTTAAAAGCACAAATTAGACTTGCTTATGACCAAGCAGACCGCATAGCGGAGTTGGAAAAACTTGTAAGCCAACGATTTGATGATGGTAAGCGACTTGGAATTATTGAAACTGAAGATAGGCTTTTAAAAGCAAAGACACTAACAGATGAGGAAATATGGGAAGTCATCAATAGAACTGCTTGGGTAGGAACAGAGGAAGAAATTAGATTCAAGATTGCAGAAGCAATACTAAGAAAGGCACAAAAATGAAAGACCCTGAAGGATTTGCTAAGGCTATTGATGATTTGTTTGAGAAGTTTTCTAATGAGTTAGCCACGCTTAGGGTTTACTTAAGAGATAACGATGCGGTCATTAGTGCTGATGCTCATGTCATGGGTGGTAGGTTGTTTGACCCCAAGCAATTGATCTGCCCTTATGGAACGCTACCTGACTTTATTACCGACAAGATAGCTATGCTTAGAACTGCTGGGCGTGGAGTAGTTGTAGATGGTATCGGTGTATGGAAAAGGGAAGCCCAAGATGACAAGATGTATTACATTAAGGCAACACCTAAACAATGGAATGAATATGCAAAAGGGCTAGGTGATGGACATATTGATAGGAACGCTAGGGGGAATTTGGATAGCGGTAGTTACAGGGTTCATGTTGGCGGAAGCCGTTAAAGGAATAAGGAGTAGGAAGATGAGTTATATAACACAAGGGATTGGGACTGCAACATCATACCCATATTCACAAACAACGAGCACGAGTGCAGGGATGACAAACCTAATGGCGGAGACCATTCACTCGGGGGGTAAGTTACATTTAAATGGGCATGGGGTAGTGTGGCAAAAACCTAACGGCAACGAAGTAGATATATCAAAAGCCGCAGAAATCTTTTGGTTTTTCTTAGCCCAGCACCCCGAAATAGTAGAACAATTTAACGCAATAGAAAAGATTAAAGAATCGTGAACAATCAAGATAAAGAACACTTAGAAGCGGTATATAGAGGCTTAGCTATGGTGGGGTATTTAGTTAATGGGGATTACCACCCTGATGAGATACCTACACTTGCTAAAGCTATGGCTAAGTTAATGATGGAAGAACCCGAGGAAGAAGCTGGTCTTGCCTCTGTTAAGAAACGTATTGTAAGGAAACCCAAATGATACCTATACCATTCTTTGGCTGGTTAATGGAAGACGAAAATGACAGAGAACAAATGCTCCGAGACCAATTACATATACAACAGAATCGTATTACGCAGTTAGAAGCAGAAGTAAAGATGTTGCAGGAAGAATGTAGTGCCTTAATCAAACAAACAGGAGAAATACAATGAAGAACAAACTATTCGTAATGATGTTGTTATCAGCAATCGCAATCACCTCTTATGGTGCAACCAAGTGTCAGCCTGATGGTCGTGGTGGTATGTGCTGTTGGGATACTGACCGAGATGGAATCTTCAAACCTATTGGATGCTAAGTGAATCACAACCTCAAAGAAAAGATGTTGTCCGACTGCTACGAGTATAGCCAAACAGACATTGCTGAAAAGATGTTCTTAGCAGTTGGCACAGTTGCATCTACGGAGAAACGAGCAATCGAAAAGGTCAAGCAGAAGTTTGCTGACATGGGTATCAACGTAAAAGATTTACTAGAGGACTAGATGACTACCCCCGAAAAGAAAGTTAAAGACAAAGTTAAGAAGTTATTAACGGAACACGGGGCTTACTACTTCATGCCAGCAACGGGTGGGTATGGTAAGTCAGGTGTGCCTGATCTTGTGGCTTGTATCAAAGGGCGGTTCATTGGTATCGAGTGCAAGGCAAACGGCGGTAAGCCAACAGCACTACAAGAGAAGAACTTGATGGACATTATTAACGTCGGGGGTATCTCAATACTTGTTGATGAAACAGGGATAGGTTCGTTAAAGGTGTTATTAGATGCAGGGTTTCCCGATGCTGGAGTCCTGTTTGATTTCCTAAAAGGAGAAGAATGATGGAGATGTTAGCGTTATTTGTAGGTTACTTTTTGTATGAATCCAATGCCGATAATTGGTGGTGGACTGCCTACTGGATTATTGTTGGGTTGAAAGTGGCACAGAGCATTGGTAGGTATCAAGAGAAATGCCGTAAAGATGCTGAAGAAAGCCGTCGTTACTGGGAGGGCAAATGAGTTACTCAGGAAAAGGCGATAAGCCAAGACCATTTAGTGTTGGGCTAGATAAATTCGACGCTCAGTTTGACAGTATCTTTGGTAAGAAAGAAGTTAAGGTGCATTGTGCGGTATGCGGTAAGTCCCCAACATGGTGTCAATGTAAGGAGAAGCAAGATGGCGATAAGCCTCAAGGTAAAGAGTGAGAACCCTGATGGGTCGGCTAATGCACAAGTAACTTACGACGAGGAAGGGCTTGAGTTTCTAGTCCAAGAAGGAACAACGTCAATACTTAAGCAATACATAGCACAACAAAAAGGAGAAACACAAATGAAAGATTTATGGGAAGTAGCTAACGAGATTGAAAGTTTAGCGTGCAGAGTTAGTAACTTAAAAGATGTTATAGAGATAGTAGCCGCAGATATTCAAGACCCACATAGCGGTGCATTGTGGTCAGCACGAGATCACTTAGAAACCTTGGCGGATACGATAGAACAACAGGTGCAGAACCTCATGGACATTCACCGAGACCAAAAGGTTAAAGAGATGCAAGTAGTAAGCGAAGTAAAGCCTAAGAAGAAAGCGGTGAAGAAATGAAGAATTTAATTCGTAAGTGGCTAGGGTTAGGTAGTTTAGTGAAAGATGTTTGTGTACCTGTTAGAGCGCATGAGCGTAGTTCAGACCCAAGCATTCGTATTGGTATTATTCCAGCAATGAATGGTAGGGCATTAGAGATTGGTAAGAAAGTGCCTGATAAACATGGTAGCTATGATTGGCAATACAGTATGTTTTTAGTGCCTGAAGATATACCACTTAACGAAGCTATGACTACGTTTTTATTATTAGAGGGGTTGAAATGAGCATATTAAAAGAAGCTAACCTAATCATCTATGGTGATAGGGAAAAGACTTACGGGCATCCGAGCAAGAACCTTAAGACTATTGCAACCATGTGGAACGCTTACCTAGATGCTAGGGTAGGGGGTGGGGGTATATCTGCTAAAGATGTTGCAGGTTTGATGATGCTTGTTAAGGTAGCTAGATTTGCTAATGACCCCTCACATAGAGATAACCTAGTAGACATTTGTGGTTATGCCGCTTTGGTGGAACGATGCGATGAAGAACAAGAAGTCGGAGATAGTTAAGTATCTTTGTGGTCGTAATGCCAAGACCATTAAAGAGGTGGCTAGGGCTATGAAGTTAGGGTATTACACAACAAGTAGATATTTAGCTGAACTCTACGATAACGGTGAAGTAAAACTTAATCAGTTAAGAACAAAGCCATATAAGTATTTTGTATCCATAAGGAAAGACACATGAGTAACATAAGTAAATTAGCCACAAAGATGAACGCAGTCTATGCAAAGTTTAAGCTAGACCATACGGACATTCTAATGCTTGGGGTTCTTAGCGATTGCTGGGAAGAAGAACGAGATGTTCGGGTTACTGACCTGACATTAAAGTTTGGTAAAGCCTTTGCCTCCCCTGCCAATATCCACTACCGACTGACTAAGGACTTGGTTAAGTTGCAGATGGTTCGCCTAAAGGCTAGCAAAGAAGATGCACGAGTTAAGTTTGTAGTTAAGGGGTGTAAGTTTGACGCTATGAATAAGTATCTTGGAGGTGCATGATGAACGATGGGGTAAAGATACTGCTGGCTAGAATGGAGACGCACCCTGAAGAGTTTATATATAACCCACACGAAGATGCTAACAAGTGGTCGAGACTAATGAATAGCTTTAGGCATTGTCTTACTTTAGAAGAAATAAACGCTCTCGACGAAGGGATACGAGATATTGAACGGGATAGGTTTACTGAATTAGTAATGCAAGAACTACTTGACCCCAACGAAGATAAACAAGGGGAACTAGACCTACGGGCAAGCCATCAACACAACCAAACAGTAGCGCAACAAGTAGCAATGATTAAAGCCCTACACGACGCAAAAGAAGAAGAACTACTACCATACCAAACCACATACGGAAGATTGTACAACCATGCAAATATTAACGATTGACTTTGAGACTTATTACGACAAAGCATTTAGCCTATCTAAGATGACCACCGAGGAGTATGTGCGTGATGATCGCTTTGAAGTAATTGGTATAGCAGTCAAGGAGAACGACAATGAAACAACATGGATTACAGGAACATTTAAAGAAATTAAGGAAGCACTACAAGCCTACGATTGGAAGAACTCACTCGTCCTCGCACACAACACCCAATTTGATGGGGCAATACTCTCGTGGCTTTATGGGGTTCACCCGAAAGGCTGGTTGGACACTTTGTGTATGGCACGTGCGATTCATGGAGTTGAGGCGGGCGGTAGTCTTAAGGTCTTGGCAGAGCGTTACAAAATCGGCGAGAAAGGCACGGAAGTCCTACAAGCGTTGGGTCAAAGACGTATAGACTTTCTACCTGATGAACTACATCGCTATGGTGAATACTGCAAGAACGACGTGGACTTAACTTGGAAGTTGTTTAATATCTTCATTGAGGATGGTTTCCCTCAGCAGGAACTCAAGGTTATTGATGTAACCCTGAAGATGTTTACAGAACCTAGCTTAGTGCTAAACCTACCCCTACTGGAGCAACACCTAGAAGATGTTAAGCGCAAGAAAGAACGTCTAATGGAAGCGTGCATGGCTGACAAAGATACGCTAATGTCTAACAACAAGTTTGCAGAACTACTTACCTCCCTGGGGGTTGTACCTCCAATGAAGACTTCACTAACGACAGGCAAGGAGACGTTTGCATTTGCCAAGACTGATGAAGGGCTTAAAGAACTAATCTCTCACCCTGACGTACGTGTTCAGGCTTTGGTTGCGGCTCGGTTGGGCAACAAGTCTACGTTAGAAGAGACGCGGACACAACGCTTTATTGATATTGCTAAGCGTGGAAAGCTACCTGTACCTATCAAATACTATGCGGCTCATACAGGGCGATGGGGTGGCGATGATAAGATTAACCTACAAAACCTACCTAGTCGTGGGCAGAACGGTGGCAAGTTAAAGAAAGCTATCTGTGCTCCTGATGGGTATGTAATGATTGACTGTGATTCGGCTCAGATTGAGGCACGGATTGTTGCTTGGCTGGCTGGGCAAGATGACTTAGTGGAGGCATTTAATAATGGCGAGGATGTTTACAAGATCATGGCTTCGGCTATCTACGAAAAGGATGTGTCAGAGATTACAGCCGAGGAAAGGTTCGTGGGAAAGACGACAATTCTTGGGGCTGGCTATGGCATGGGGGCTAAGAAATTCGGGATCCAGCTCAAGACTTTCGGTATGGAAATTACGGAGGGGGAAGCTCAACATATTATCGACGTTTACAGAAAGACTTATGCGAAAATCCCAACGCTATGGAGGTCTGCTGGACGATGCTTAGATGCAATCGTATCGGGTAATGCTTGCGATTTAGGACGAGAAGGTGTAGTAACTTTTGATGCTTCTAAGAAAGGGTTTCTACTACCTAGTGGGCTATGGCAACGCTATGAAAGTTTAGCTAAAGTAACTGACCCTGAAGGTAATGAGCAGTATGAGTATAAAACTCGTCGTGGTTCTGTTAAAATATATGGTGGTAAAGTAGTTGAGAACTTATGTCAAGCACTAGCCCGTTGTGTTATTGCTGAGCAGATGCTTAAGATGAACAAGCGGTATAAGTCTGTATTAACCGTACATGATGCGGTGGCTTGTATTGTGCCAAAAGAAGAAGCTAAAGAAGCACAAGCCTTTATTGAAGAGTGCATGAGTTGGAGACCCGATTGGGCTAAGACCTTGCCGTTAAGTTGCGAATCAGGAATTGGAGAGAGTTATGGCGATTGTTAAAGAAGAAGTATTTGATTACGCAGACCTATTGATACGCACTAGAGAGCACCTAAAGAAGTTTGAGATTGCTATGAATGGTAGGCATTTTAAAGAGGGGCATGAGCACATGATGAATGCCTTTGTAGACGTTCGATTACTTACCCATATAACAGGGGAACTTAGTGCCTAAATATACTTGGTCGTACTCATCGCTGAGTCTTTTCAAACAATGCCCACATAAGTATTACAGGCTACGTGTTGTAAAAGATATTGTAGAACCCCCTACCGAGCATTTGAACTACGGACTGGAAGTACATAAAGCCGCAGAAGATTACATCGGTAAGGGAACACCAATCCCTGAGAAGTATATGTATATTAAGGAGCAGTTAGATAGCCTTAATAAGATAGAAGGGGAGAAGCTATGTGAGTACCGACTAGGACTGACAGCCAACCTAGAGCCATGTGGATTCTTTGATAAGGATGTTTGGTGGCGAGGAGTAGCAGACCTAATCATCCTCAAGGGTGATAGTGCCTATGTAATTGATTATAAGACGGGTAAGTCTAGTAAGTATGCAGACACCCAGCAGTTAGAACTCCTATCCCTAGCCCTGTTTAAGCACTTCCCTGAGATCAAAAGAGTCAAAGGGGGCTTACTATTCGTGGTCGTAAAGGACTTGATTAAAGCTAACTATGTGCAGGATAATGAAGGGGTTTATTGGACTAAGTGGTTGGAAGATACCCAACGGCTTGAATCGGCTATCGAGAATAGCGTATGGAATAAGAAGCCTAACTTTTCATGCCGAGCATGGTGTTCAATAACCGACTGCGAACACAATGGAAAGAACCACTAATATGCCTTATACAAAAACACCTAGACCCTATGCCCATGAATATGATATGGAGAAGAAACGTGGAGAACATGATAACCGTATGGAACGTCAACGTGCACGACGGGCTATCGACAAAACTGGAGCCGATAAAAATGGAAACGGTAAAGCTGACAAACGTGAAGGTAAAGACGTTGCGCACAAAAAAGCCCTCGATAAGGGTGGTTCAAACAAGAACGGTGTTACTATCCAATCTGCCGCTAAGAATAGAAGCTTTAAAAGAGATTCAAAAGGTAACTTAGTATCTGAAGTAAGTACCAAAGAGCGTAAGAAGAAATAAGTTTAGTCGTACGTGCTAGTGCGTCAGGTGTGAGTGGTGCTAGCAGGGTTTATTCATTGTCCCAAACAAACCGCACCTGTTGTCGTTACTGACTAGATGGCTTGCTTTCCGTGAGGTACATCTTTTTCCTTGGGTAAAGAGACAACCGAATAACACCCGTAAGGTGTAACAAATAAAGAATCAAAACTACGGTTTTGGTCGTATTCCTATTGGAGAAGAATATGTTAAGGCAAGAAGTTGAGGCATTGCTTAAGATGGAATGTGGGGATAATTTTGAATTACTTCTACGCCCAGTATTGCTTAGTAGAGGTCAATTAACTAGACCCGCAAAATTTGATTGGTATTGTAGTAGGTCTCGTTACTGGATAGGGCAATTAGATACTAGTATGGGATACATAGTTACTAGCCATTACCACACTACAAACCACCAAGCCGCATCAGAACTATATAAAGAACATATAACATGGAAATCATAGACAACAAAGCACTGCTATTGAAAGTGCGTGACCCGGGACGTATCACTACGGTTATCCCAAAGAGCAAGATTCTCGATACAGGTGAGGTGCTAGTTAAATGGGGGCTGGAAGAAGCTCAGGTACTTAAGAACCTAAAGATTAAAGATGTACCCTCACCAATTCGTTCGCAATATGATTGGCCCGGACTATATAAACCGTTTGACCACCAGCGTACTACTGCTGAATTCCTAACTCTGCACCGCCGAGCGTTCTGTTTTAATGAGCAGGGTACTGGAAAAACCGGATCGGTAATTTGGGCGGCTGACTACTTACTTAAGCTAGGTATTATAAAACGTGTTTTAGTATTGTGCCCATTGTCCATTATGCAATCCGCTTGGCAGAACGATTTGTTTAGATTTGCCATGCACAGGACTTGTACGATAGCCCATAGCTATTCCCGAGAGAAGCGTATTGATGCAGTAAACGCAGATTCCGAGTTTGTTATCTGTAACTTTGACGGGCTAGGGATTATTAAAGATGCCGTAATTAACGGTGATTTTGACCTGATTGTAGTAGACGAAGCAAACGCATATAAGACTGTATCTACTACCCGCTGGAAGTTACTTAACTCAATTATCAAACCTACTTCATGGTTATGGATGCTTACAGGTACACCAGCTTCCCAATCTCCTACCGATGCGTATGGCTTGGCTAAGTTAGTTAATCCAGCAGGAGTGCCTAGATTTTATGGTTCATTCCGTGACCAAGTGATGCAAAAGATTACACAGTTTAAGTGGGTTCCAAAGAAGTCATCAGAACAGACAGTATTTGATGTGCTACAGCCTGCAATACGTTTCAGTAAAGAGGACTGCCTAGACTTACCTGAGATGACCTACTCTACTAGGGATGTACCACTTACCGCACAACAAACTAAATACTACGAGATCATCCGTAAGAATATGCTGGCTCATGCGGCAGGAGAAGAAATTACCACAGTAAATGCGGCGGCTAACCTTAACAAACTATTGCAGTTGTCATGTGGTGCAGTCTATTCGGATAGTGGAGAAGTTGTAGAGTTTGATGCAAGCAACCGCATCTCTGCCCTCAAAGAAGTTATTGATGAAGCCTCACATAAAGTACTAGTGTTTGTGCCATATACCCATGCTATACACATCATCACAGAAGAACTAAACAAGTGTGGTTATGATGCAGAAATTATTAACGGTGCAGTATCAGTTAGCAATCGCACAGACATTTTTAACCGCTTTCAAACATCAGACTCGCCAAAGGTTTTAGTTATCCAGCCACAGGCGGCATCGCATGGTGTTACTCTAACTGCGGCGAATGTTGTAGTATGGTTTTCCCCTATTACGTCAGTTGAAACATATCTTCAGGCTAATGCTAGGGTACACCGAGCAGGACAACACAACCCCTGTACAGTCGTGCATCTAGAAGGGTCCCCAGTAGAAAAAAGAATGTACAAGATGTTGCAGGGAAAAGTTGATATTCATACTAAAATGATAGACCTGTATAAAAATATTTTAGATGAAACCCCTTGACATTGTATAAGTATGGTACTAAATTATAGATATAAACAAGGAGAAGAATATGAGTGAAACAACAGCAAACAAGTTGGTAAAAATATATCTAAAGATTCGTGAAAAACGAGCAGAGCTATCTAAGCAAGATAGTGAATTAGAAGAGCAACAAGGTGTAATCGAAGCTGAGCTATTAAACATTTGCAAAGAAACAGGTGCAGATGGCTTGCGTACTGAATTCGGTACAGTTACTAGATCAGTTAAGAAAAGGTTTTGGACGAGCGATTGGAGTTCGTTCTATGATTTCGTTAAGGAGCATAATGCTATTGAGTTGCTAGAAAAAAGAGTAGCACAAGCAAACATGGCAACGTTTCTTGAAGAAAACCCGGATGCAGTACCGCCGGGGTTACAAGTAGATAGCCGATACACGGCTGTCATTCGTCGTAAATAATGGAGAAGAAAATGAGTAATGATTTAGCTATGTTGGACATTGGTTTACCAGCCCATCTTAAAACAATGGAATTGGACGATACTACTAAAGCCCTTATGGGTAGTGGTGGTGGAGGTTCTAAGCGTATTTCTATCGAGGGTGGTGTATGGCGCTTGCTAGTAAATGGTAAAGAGATTGCACAGAAAGAAGAACGTAACTTAAATGTTGTTATTGTTGCGGCTTCTTCAAAGGTATCTCGTACATACTATGAAGGTGTTTATAAGAAGGGTGTTACATCTACACCTGATTGCTGGTCTCCAAATGGTGACTACCCTGACGCTAGTGCAAAGCATCCGCAATCTAAGTCTTGTGCTACTTGCCCACAGAACGTAAAAGGTTCAGGTCAAGGTGATGGTCGTGCTTGCCGATTCAGCCAACGTATTGCAGTAGTCTTGGATAACGATATTGGTGGTGATGTATTCCAATTAGTGCTTCCTTCTACATCAATCTTCGGTGAAGGTGAATCAGGTAAATGGCCTTTGCAGATGTACGCTAAGATGATCGGTGCTAAGGGTTGCCCTATTACCGCAGTGGTTACTGAGATGCGTTTTGATACTGCTAGCTCTACACCTAAGATTACATTCAAGCCTGTACGTTTCTTGGAGTCTAATGAAATTGGTACTGCGATTGAGCAAGGTAAGAGTCCTGAAGCTATCAAAGCAATTACGATGACCGTAGCGGCTGAGAAAACTGATGCGCCTAAACTAGAAGCCCCTGCCCCTGCTGAAGCCCCAAAAGCTAAAGCACAAGCGCCAGCCGAAGAAGAGCCAGCAGAGCCAACCAAACGTGCATCCAAGAAGGAAGAGCCAGCACCTAAGAAAGATTTAGGCAAGATTCTATCTGACTGGGATGACGAGGCTTAAGGAGTAGTCATGGCTCAAGGCTATTCAAGCGTTTTTATAAAAGACGTTAGGGAAGCCGACAGAACCAAGATAGGGGTACAGCTAGGAATAGCGTGCATTAGGAAGGACATTCCTGTTACTGATGTGGCAGAATTCTTTTCTGTATCCCGAATGACTGTATATTCTTGGTTTCGTGGTAAAACTAATGCCCCGGAGAAACATCGGGAAAAGATGCAAAAACTTGTTGATAAATTGAGATAGTAGTACCGGGGGGCTAGGTTAGCTACCGAAGAGAGTGTTACCGCCGTCACACTCCTGCCCATCCTTTTTTACAGACGGCTTAAGGCGGATATGTTAATAACAAATGAATTTCTATCGGCAGTGCTTCCTCCAAACGGAGCGTACTGTGTGGTGGGATTAAAAGACAATGCAAGTCCAAGACAAAAATTTGTTGGTTCTATCGAAGAAGTAGAGCAACTTGCCAGTAGTTTAGTTAAAGATGAATACAATGCGTACTTTGCACTAGCTTCCTTTGCAGACCCTAAAGAGGGTAGAACATCCAAGAACGCCGAGTTCTTTAAGTCTTTCTTTATCGACATTGATTGTGGTATGGGTAAACCCTATGCTGACCAAGCCGAAGGAATGACTGCACTCAAGCAGTTCATTAAAGATGCCAAACTACCTAAGCCTATGGTGGTTAATTCAGGTCGTGGTGTGCACGCATACTGGGTACTAGAAGAGCCTATGCCTAGAGATGAATGGAAGCCCTTAGCTGAAGGATTTAAACTCCTCTGCGAGCGCCACAAGCTTGAGGCTGACCCATCCGTTACTGCGGATACCGCACGTATACTGCGAGTTCCAGGGACATTTAACTACAAAGACCCTACTGACCCGTTACATGTAACAGTAATCATCAAAGGGGACCCGGTAGCTAACGATGTATTCAAAGATCTTTTTAAATTAGAAGATGACGTATTTGCTGGCATGGTGGGTAAGCCGTTTATCCCACGTCAGATGGATGCAATGACCCTAGCGTTAATGGGCAACAACATCTCTCGATTTAAAACGATTCTTATTAAGAGTGCCGAGGGTACGGGCTGTCCACAAATATTGAATATCTATGAGAATCAAGGCACAATAGAGGAGCCTCTTTGGAGAGGAGGGCTAAGTATTGCCCAAGCGTGTGTGGATAGGGATAAAGCCATTCACGCAATCTCTAATAAACACCCCGGATATTCTGCATCTGAGACAGATCGTAAGGCTAATGAAACAAAAGGTCCTTATACCTGCGCCACATTCAAGAAGCTAAACCCTAGCCTGTGCGAAGGTTGCCCACATACATTTACTTCTCCTATTCAGTTAGGTAAGGAGTTCAACGAGGCTACGGAGGAAGACAACGAAGTAGTTGAGCCATCACAAGAAGAGGGCGAAGCCCCAGTGCAATATACGATTCCTAAGTACCCATTCCCATTTGTTAGGGGTGCGGCTGGTGGTATCTACACCAAGCTTAAAGACGAAGAAGGTACGGAATCGGTAGAGATGATTTACCCCTATGACTTCTATGTAGTTAAGCGTATGCGTGACCCTGACCAAGGCGAAGTATTGCTTATGCGTTTGCACTTACCAAAAGACGGGGTACAGGAGTTCATCATTCCACTAACCGCAGTGCTTGCAAAAGACAGGTTTAGAGACACAATCGCTCAGCATGGCTTAGCCGTATTGGGCAAAAAACAGGACTTACTTATGGCTTATATAACACGTTGGGTAGAAGAATTACAGGCTAGTACTAAAGCTGAGACTGCACGTAGACAGTTCGGTTGGTTGCCTGATGACAGTGCATTTATCCTAGGTGATAAAGAGATTACTGCGGATGAAATTAAATACAGCCCACCTACCGCCGCAACACTACCGCTAGTTCCTTGGTTTAAGGAAAAGGGTGACTTCCATATTTGGAAAGATGTAGTTAATGCGTATGGTAGACCTGACATGGAAGCTAAGGCTTTTGCATTGTTCATGGGCTTTGGTAACGTACTACTCCGCTTTACTAATCTTGAAGGCTATATGCTTAGCTTGAAGTCACAAGGTTCAGGTTCAGGTAAGACGACTATCCTACACGCAGTATCTAGTATTTTTGGGCATCCTAAAGACACGCTCATGCAAGTTAAAGATACATACAATCAGAAGATGCAACGGATTGGTACTTTCCAACATATTCCAATTCTCCTAGACGAGATGACTAATATGCCTCCTGAGCAGAAATCTAACCTTGCCTATGATATTACGCAGGGTCGTGCTAAGAACCGCATGAAGTCCCAAGAGAACGCTGAACGTATCAATATCACACGCTGGGCAACAGGAATGATTACGACTTCTAACCGTTCACTACGTGATGACTTGCTAGCAATTAAGGCTTTCCCTGAAGGCGAGTTAATGCGTATTATGGAGTTGCACATCTTTAACGATGCTAACGACGATCCTGTATGGGCAAGACAACACTTTAGCCGTCTATACGATAACTACGGGCACGCTATCTATCCGTTCATGCAGTATGTGGTAGGGCATCTACCCGAGGTAATCGAGTTCTTAGGAAAGATTCAAACTAAGATTGAGGCTGAGGCTGATATTAAATCCCACGAACGGTATTGGTCTGCTATGGCGGCTATTGCAATTACTGGGGGCATCATTTCTAGGAAGTTAAACCTGCATGATATTGACCATCGTTCTGTGCAAGCCTACGTTATCAAGCACATCAGAGACTCACGCTTACAAAATAAGATGATGATGGCTGAGAGTAGCGACTTCTTGGGTGGGTTTCTACAACGTAAGTACCATGAGACTTTGGTTATTAACGGCAAGAAAGACGGACGTACAGGACTTGAAACTGGACCGATTCGTGAACCAAGGGGCGCATTGACTGCACGTTATGAGCCTGATACCAAGCTTTTATATGTAGTTGCTAAGGAGTATCGTGCTGAGTGCGCTAAGGTACAGTTAAACTTTGATGAGTCTTTGGCAGTGCATCTCAAGAGTGGGGCTTATCATGGTATTAAGCGTAAGCGTATGACAGCAGGTACTATTATTAACACCGATGTAAATGCACCTGCATTAGTATTTGATACAACCAAACTAGGATTCTTCAGAGAGGAGAAACTAATCCATGCTGAAGGTAATGAATCTAACGATATTGGTACCTTGGAAGAAGCTTGAGCCGGGTCAGTCGTTTTTCATCCCGTGCCTAGATAGGAAAGCCCATGCCAAGACCCTGCAAAGAGAAGCAGACCGTCTTGGTGTTGAGGTTGTTATTAAACAAGTTGTAGAGGAGGGCAAATATGGCTTGCGTGTTTGGAGGCTTAAGTGATATAGTGGCCTCATTCTTCTCCTCTACCATTGAGGACTTAGCCCCGCCCAGTGCGGGGTTTCTTTTAGTAACCTGCTCGTCTACGAATATCGTTAATGTTAGCCAGCATACGGTTTTCCATCTGCTTAATACGGTCTAACTCCGCACCCTTCTCTTCAGAAGACATTTTGGTACTCGCATAGATTACTTTACTTCTGTCACGTAGTTTAGTTAGCTGACGCTCAATAGTGTTTACTTGGCTCTTAACTGCAAACAATTCTTTATTTTCCCCGAAGAACTCTTTAGCTTCTTCTCCACGACCAGTCTTAACCATGTTGTTGTAGGTTGCTACTGCCTTATCTACTTCCCCACGTAACTCATAGTAATCGTTCTTCAAAGCCGCACCGTTCTCACGTACAAAGAATGCCGACAAGCCGGGTGTTGAAGCCAAGGTATCTTGCAATGACTTTTCAGGTGTAGGAACGTTGCTACCTATATTAGCCGCCGCACTTGTAGCCTGTAATGCAATTCCACCAGTAGTACCTAAGTACCCTTTAATTAAATGGTCAATGTTCACAGGGGCAACAATACCAGCCTTACCTAAAAACTTAGCTAGTTCAGAAGTTGTATTAGTAAATTGCTCAGCCGTAACTTTATTTTCTATACCCATACCTACTAATGGGCGACCTGTAAAGAAGTTGTAGTTCACCATTACTTCTGCTAATGGTTTAACAGCTTGAGGAACAATAGTTGGGCTAAGAATTGCATTAGTCACTGCATCAAACATACCACGACGCATCTTCTTACCATCTGTAAAGCCTTGATCTGTAATACTTTGGTAAGCATACTCAGCCGCTAACTTAGGAAGAATAAATACGTCAGGTCGCAATGGCAACATAAAGCCTGTACCCGGAATCAACAAATGGCGGTCACGAATAGTCGGATCCATCTTCTGATAGTCATCATCATCTGCGCAAATTGCCGCATAAATAAAAGCAAGCGCCGCAATCTTAGCGGAGGTGCTCATCAATACTCTCTGTGCTTCTTTCTTTTGGGATGGGGAAATACCCTTACCCATAATAGTTTTATACGCTACGTTTTGAGCTTGTAAGTACGCACCAAAGAACGGTACAACTTGTTTGAGAACTTGCACACCACCAGAAGCGCCAGAACGTTTAAAGTTAATAATCTCAAATGCCTTTTCAATAGCCGCCGCTTTATCCCCGTTAGTCTCTTTCATAGTCAAGTTATATACAGCCTGACGCACTGCGTTATCAGAAGCCATTGCAAACTTCTCAAACGGAGACAGAATCTTTTGGAACTTAGTAGGTGCGGCTAGTCCAGCTACAATCTCAGCATCATTACGAGCAATAGCGGCAGAGTAATCACGAACACCAACTGCACCATACTTAGATAATTCAGCATGAGTAGCGCTAGTACCACGTAAAGTCTTAGTAAATTCTTTAACTACTTCAATAGGAATAGAGAATGGGTTGCGTAGCCCCGATGTAAACATTGCACCAATAGAATCTTGAGACAACTGACTTACCGAGAACAAAGGCATCAACACAATGTTCTTACGTAGGATATTCGCAACGGCAGCTGCACTTTTAAAAACCGGTATGGATATACCTTCTACACCTTGGAACGCATGCACGAATAATGGGTCTTTAAACTCTACCTTCTTACGCTGACCGTTTTCCCATAAGTCAATAATATTCTGCTCTTTATGGGTAGTATCATCTTGACGTAAATCTACAACTTCACCTTCAGGTAAATACTCTTTAGCAGTTTCATAAAGGTTCAAAGCAGTACGGTTCTTAACTGCACGGGATACGGTATATGAAACCCAACGTTCCATGTTATCAAAGATATTATTAACTTCATCTTCACTACCACGAATCTTATAACCCTTGGCAAAGTCTAGTAAACCACGACCATACTCTTTTGGACCTCGTTTAGCTTCTAACTGCTCCATACGGAAGAATGGCACGTAATCCATAATATCTAGCAACTCGTCCGCTTGCTTTCTAGAATACAACCCACCCTCAACTGCGGCATCCATAGCGTTTGCACGAACTTTGTTCCAGCTTTCTTGTAGCTTACGCAACTCAGGGATAGCCTTAAAATATTCCATACCAGCGGCAATTTGCTCAGGAGTTTTGTGACTATAAAAATCTTCTTTACTACCAGTCAAACCTTTTAGACGATCAGAGATAAACGCACGGTGCGCATAGTTACTCATCTCCTCAGTAGAAACTCCATACTTCTTACCTAAAGTGCTAATGTCTTTAATCAAAGATTGCCAGCTATCGTCTTTCTTAACGGCTTTCCACTTGTAAGTATCTTTCTCATACTCAACTCCACCTTCTTGCAACAACTGCATAGCCACTGCATCGGGATGTAATGCTTGGGAAGTAGCGTTCATAAACATCATACGCTTTTGGTCTTCCCAATTCATACCACTATCTTCCATACCCTTACGGATTGCATTTTGCAAAGCAGCATCAGATGAGAAATACATAGTCTCAGCTTTGTTTAGGAAGTTCTTAGTGCCAGACTCAATCTGCTTTTTGTCCGTACCTTTAAGAGTCTTGAAGATCCCTTGCTTAGGGTCAGGCTTAACGTTGCTATAACCAGCACGGCGGTCAATATCTTCTAGGTTAGAGCGTTCAACTCTAGCTTTAGGTAGTGTTTCTTTGCCTGTAACAACATCTTCTTGGACTTTACGCCCCATAGCCATTGCACTGTCGGTTGCAACTAATGCGCTAGCTAGAGCACTAAACTTCTCGTTAGGAGAAATACCTAAAGCATTTAGTACAGCCTTGATAAACGCAGTTAATGCGTTCTCTCTGCGGTAAGGAATCTGTGCCAACTCTGCTTGAAACTCACGGTTAGACATTACTTCAGAAGCAAACTCAGACAGGCTAGTCATACCATAAGTCTGCATTAGGTTAGGCTGTTCTTTAGCTATAAAGTCATAGACCCCTTTAAGGTCTGTAATACCTTTATTCTTAATGCCGTCTTTTTCAAACTTCTCAATAAGAGCGTGTAAGAAACCGTGTGTAGCCTCATGCAATACAGTATGCGAATCAACTTCACCTTCTTTGATCTGAATAGTATCTGTAAACGGGTTGTATAAACCTGAGCTATCTAAATTAGATACAACTTCAATCTTAGGCAGTGAACCTTTATTTGCTAGTAAACGTTTAGCTATCTGAACTTCTAACGGGTTAAACGTACCTGATGTATCTTGGGCAATAATACCCAATGCACTCCGTAAGTCACCTTTAGCTACTGCGGATGTAAGACTTTCACTACTTGCACCTTGAGTACCTTCTCGTTGTAGCTTAGGAGGAATACCCAACTGACGCATTAGTTCTTCTGTTTCGGCGCTAGTTTCTTGGGGTACTTCTAACCGAGAAAGAGTTTCCTCAGCCGTCTCAGGTATAACTGCACGGGCTTGGTCTTCTGTTAAGTCAGGCTTGCTTTCAGGCGCAACGGCTTCTACTAATTGTCCAAATGGATTAACAGCAACAGGGGCTTTCTTAGGTTTAGCTTTAGGTGCGGGTGTTTCTGCTTTAGTTTTTCTATTTATTTTGCCCCATTTAGCATCTAGATAGCCTTCTACATACTGCTTATTAGCTTCTTCGGAACCTTGCTCAGGAACTGCACCAATTGATTTATTAGTATCTTTATGCTTTGCTCCTTCAATAGCGCCTTGGTCATACGCACTTAATGCACTAGGGACATTTCCTTCTCTTCCAACAGGTAGTCCAGCAATACCCCCAGTAGGAACCACTCCTCGTCCTGTAGCTTCAACAACTGCTTTGGTAGGGGCAGCTCTTCTTCTGACCACAGGCTCTGGAATGCTTGGCTCAATAATTCCGGGGATAGCTTCGACAGGTTCTCCAACATTTGCTACCTCCTCTTGTATAGGTGTTTCAGTTACTGGAACTGGTTTCTTCATACTACCGTATGGACGGCGTAAACCCAAGCCTAATTGTTCTTGAGGAGTTTTAATTCCATCTATAAACTTAGTAACACCTTGGATAATCCGTTCACTACGATCACCACTTGCGTAGTTCTCTAAAATATCTTTGACTTCTTGCGCTTGCGCAGGGTCAGCTAAGTCTTTACCTAAAATCTGTTCACGTAACTTCTTATTAGTACTACCTACACCCATAGCCTTAAAATCAGCTTCATTAACAAGGCGCCCCACAGGAGCTAATTCTTGTTCTGCTTCAGGTATTCTAGCTGGCTGTACAGGAGCTTCCAAACCTAAAGATGCTTGAGCTTCTAGTGGTAATTCCATTTGCCCAGCTTGCGCTTGTTCTGCACGTGCTTGTTGTTCTGCGGCTGCTTGCTCTTGAATCTTAGGGTATACCATACCAAACAAATCAGGCTGAGCTTCAGCAAAGGCGGATAACTGCGCTTTACCAGCATCTACTTTAGCTTGTGCTGCTTGAATTTTGTCGGCAGCAGCTTGTGCTTTTAACTGTGCAGCTTCTACTTGTGCAGATAAGTCTGCGTATGCTTGTGACTGTGTAAATTGGTCGCCAAGACGTTCCTGCATAATACGCATTTCAGTAGCAGCTTGTTCGGCGGCATAGGCATCACGACGTGCTTGATCTACGGCTGCTGCTGCCTCATTTTCTGCATTGATAACTTGTTGGTGTTGGTCTCTAACTGCTTGAATAGCTGCATTTCTGTCAGCGTCTTGCATACCTGTAATAGCACCTGCAGGACCACCAAATAACGCACCGCCTAATGCACCAAGTCCAGCTGCCGCACCAACACCTTTAGTTAAACTTGTTTCAGGCAAGGCTTCTTGCATACCTACGTTCTTTGCAAACGCTCCGCCACCTTCTTCTATACCTTCAGATAGTGCTTCGCCTAAAGCTCCTTTTAGGAACCCACCAGCACCGGGCATACCCTTACCAACTAGCGCACGCTCAATAGCAGTACCACCGGGTAGGAACGCAGTAGCCACACTAAGACCACCAGCTTCGATAGCGGCTACACGACCTTTTTGTAGTGCGATTGGGTACGCTTCGATTGCCGACATACCACCATCAACAAGACCTTTAAACGTAGAGTCAAATGTATCTGTACCAATATCAGCACCTTGCATTACAGCACCTGTACCAACTGCACCACGAACTGCGGCTTTAGGTAAGGTAGTTTCAAGAGCCTCTTTAGTAGCCCCACGCATTGCAGCTTTTACACCAACTTTAGTAGCAGCACCGCCAGCACCAGCACCGAGTAAGTTAGGTAATTGCTCAGCTACAAACGAGGTAGCCAGCATTGGGTCAGTAGCATACGTTTTAATAGCGGTACCAAATTCATTTAGTAAGCCGTCTGCCTGACCAATTTTTTGAGATGCTAATGTTTGACGTGCTTTAAGAGTAGGAGATTTAAGTTCTTCTCCGAACTGTTCTATTTGTTTTCCTACACCTTGTAACCCTGTATCCGGGTCAATATTACCTGTAACTAATCCAGCTACTTGCCCAGGCAGTTGTGCGAGTTGTCCAACACCTTTAGTTAAACTACCACCAATGTCTCCAGCGGCTTCGCCCCAAGTGCGTTTCTTCTTTGCTTGGACGTCAAGAGGTGTCCACAAATTACTTTGTACATAGGCAAAAGCGTCCTCAAGCGTAGCCCCCTCTGGAGCATCAACTTCAAAACGCTGCCCGTCCGGTGCATTGACTTCGTAACGTGGCATAGTTTTCTACTTATTTAAGTGGGCGGCCTGAAAATCCAGTAAATGGGTTTTGTGCTGACTGTCCTGTTACCATTTTTTTAGCATCAGCGTAAGCAGCTTCAGGATTATCCATATACTTTGGTAATTTTAGCAGAGTATCAGTTAAACCTTTAATACGATTTTCCATTGCAGTATCTGCACGTAATTGATTAGCATCTGTACGGGTTCCAGCCATAATAGAATTTTGCTGGGTCTGTACTTTAAGCCAATCTTTGTAGTGCTGTTCAGTAATACCGAGTTTACGAGCTTCTTGTTTAAGTCCAGCACCTTTAAGGCCAAGCCCAACTAATTGGTTAAGCTTTTCATTATCTGCCGCACGAATACCTTTAATATCTTCAGCGTAACCCTTCATAGCTTGAGTTGCGCCTTTGCCTACGTTCTCAGCAAAGTTAGTAGATGTACCGCCCATAATGCCAAGACCTGCTTCAGCAAGGCGACTCCACATAGCTTCTTTTTTAGCTTTAGCAGATGCTTCAGGATCACCTTCAAGTTTTTTAGTAAGGCTAGCAATTAAGGCATCAATCGGGTCTACTTTAGTTTCCGGCATCTCAGGAGCATTGGTAGCTTTTTGTAGCGGAGACTGTGGCTTTTTATCAACAGGTTTTTCTACTAGTTTATCAACCGGTTTTTCTACTAATGACTTAACACCTGGTTCTGTTTTTACAGGTTGTGTTTTAACTGTAGGCACTTCTGTTTTTGGTTGTTGTGAATAGCTACGGAAC